AGCGTCATGGAGATCGCAGTATTCCGGTCGGGGTTCTGGTGTTGGTGGCACGCCGATCCTTGAGGACGGTATGACGTTCAGCCCGATGCACCTGAAAGCATCTGATGAGCAGATCGTGGATGTTGCAAAGCTGTCGCTCGCTACGGTGGCATCGGTTTATCAGATAAATCCAGTCATGGTTGGGCTTTTGGATAATGCTAATTACTCGAATGTTAGAGAGTTCCGAAAGTCGCTTTATGGTGACAGTCTAGGGCCGATCATCAAGCAGATTGAAGATACGTTAAATGTATTCCTTCTAGAAAAATTAGGTGCTGAAGAAGGCATTTATTTGGAGTTCAACATTGATGAAAAGCTTCGTGCATCGTTTGAAGAGAAGGCAGCAGTTACATCAACCGCAGTTGGTGGTCCTTGGATGACCCGTAATGAAGCCCGAGCGATGAACAACATGCCAGCTATTGAAGGCGGCGATGAACTCTTGGTGCCTTTGAATACATCTACTGACCCACAAGAAGATACTGACCCTGCAGGGGAGGTTACTGATGACTCTTAACGTTGTGCTCGGGCCACCGTATGCAGGCAAGTCCAGTTTCGTTGAAGCGAGCGCCCCAGCAGGAACACCGAGGTTTGATTTTGACCGCGTGGCTGTAGTCATCGCTGGTGGTGAATATCCCGCTTGGGATACCCCGGTGGAGGTGGTGGACACGGTTCTTGCGATGCGTCGAGGTTTGATTGGCTGGGTACTTGACCCGGAAACCAAGGTGAATGAGCTGTGGCTTGTTGCGGAGCGCCCACCTGATGATCTTATTTCAAAGCTCGCGGGGTCTGGTGGCGTTTTCCACCGGCTTGATCCAGGGAAAGAGGAATGTATTGCCAGGGCGCAGCGTGCTGGGGCGCCGGATCAGGTGCTGCAACGTATCGAGGCATGGTATGACAATCCGCCCGTGTTGCCGGGTGAGGAGAAAGGAGGTGGAAACCTTATGAAGTTAAAGGACCTTCGGGTTCAGTTGAAGGAGCCGGAGAACGATGAATCTGAGGACTCTGGTGAACTCGTAGCCTACGCTAGCGTATTCGATAACATTGATTCCTACGGTGATGTTATTCGCAAGGGTGCGTTTAAGGAAACCCTTGATGAGTGGGCGAAGTCGGGTAATCAAATTCCGCTGCTGTACGGGCATGATTTCAGGGACCCATTCGCTAACATCGGTGCAGTCACTGAGGCTGTCGAGGATGACCACGGCCTGAAAATCACAGCCAAACTTGACTTGGATAACGATAAGGCTGCTCAGGTGTTTAGGCTGTTGAAGGAAAAACGCCTGAACCAAATGAGCTTCGCTTTCGATGTGGTCGAGGGCGGGGAACTCAAGATCGATGACAACTGGTGTTTCGAAATCCGCAAAGTAAGACTGCATGAAGTCTCGGTGGTTCCAATTGGAGCGAACCAGGAGACCGAGGTACTGGATGTTAAATCCGGGGCGGAGATTTCGGATATCGCAACGTTATCGAAGTTGCTCGTTAAGATCGCTGAACTTGCAGAGAAGTTGGGCATTACTGGTGACCCTCCAGAACCTCCAGAAGGCGACACGAACCCCGCAGATTCTTCTACGGGGTTTTCTCATGCCGCAACCAGCGGCACTAAAGCCGGGGCGCTGAATGCGTTGGGCGCCCGAATCATGATCCTAGAAAAGGAGAACTACTAATGAAAACACTGCGGGAACGCCGTGATGATGCTTTTGCTTATGCTAAAGGCTTGTACGATGGTTTCGATGCCGAGAATGTAACTGACGATCAGCTTTCTTCGTTGAAGGAAGCACTCGCTGAAGCCGAGGCACTAGATGCTGAACTAGCGAAGGTCAAGGAAGCTAACGAGGTTTTTGAAAAACTTCGGCATCTCGACCCGGATGGTCCTGATGTTCCGAAGGTGTCCTCTAAGTCACTGGGTGATCATTTCGTTAAGTCTGCTGGCGATGTCCTTAAGCACCAGGCGGCTGGTCGTCGGACTGAGTTTTCCGCGCCAGAATTCAAGGCAGCATCTGATCCCCAGACCAGCCCAGAAAATTTGGTTGAGGGATGGGGTACCACCTATAACCGCAGCATCGTTAACCAGCGGCGCGAGACCTTGGTTGCGGCGGATTTGATGGGGATGGCGAATGTCACCACGGCCACCATCAAGTATCTGGTGGAGAAACTGAACCGGATCGCCGAGGGCGCTCCAGGCACTGTTGCTGAGGCAGCTAAAAAGCCTTACGTTCGGTTCGCTGACTTCGATATTGTTGCCGAATCGTTGTCTAAGATCGCAGCTTTGACCAAGCTAACTGACGAGATGATCGAAGATTACGGTTTCGTCGCTGATTGGATCAATAACCAGCTGATTTATGAGCTTTCAGTGGTTGAAGAGCAGCAACTTCTTAACGGTGATGGAAACGGCAACAACGTCCGTGGCTTGCTACAGCGTTCGGGTATCCAGGCTGTAACCTCAGCATCTAAGGATGCCTGGTTTGATGATATCTATGGCGCAATCTCGAAGGTTAATTTGGCGACCCCGTTGATTGCTGATGGCATCGTCATTAACCCTGCAGACTATGAGGTGCTTCGGCTTCGCAAGGACGCTAATGGCCAATACATTGCTGGTGGCCCGTTCCAAGGCCAGTACGGTGTTGGCGGTATCATGATTGATCCACCAATTTGGGGTAAGCGTACGGTGGTAACCAATTCGATGCCTAAGGGTACGTGCTTGGTTGGTGCGTTCCGCCAGGGTGCTACTGTGCTGCGGAAGGGTGGTCTGCGGGTGGACTCTACGAACACCAACGCAGATGATTTCGAGCACAACCTTGTTACTCTGCGTGCCGAGGAGCGCGTGGGGTTGATGGTTCCGCTTCCCGCTGCGTTCGTGAAGGTAACTCTGGAGGGCTAATATGTTGCTCCCGTATCATGTTGTTTTACCTAATGGTCATGAAACAATATTGCTTCTTACGGAGCTGCATCAGAAACGGGATTTCCCGGATGCGGTGCTGGTTGATGAGGAATCTCCGGCACAGGATCAGGCTGATGCGTCAGAGGGGGCGCAGGAATCAGAGGCAGCCGCTGAGCCCACCACGCAGGACGAGAAACCAAAGACCACCCGCCGTACCCGTAAATCAAGCTAGGGGAGGTGGTAGGGTGTCTGACCATGGATTAACCCCTGATATGGCTCCTGTCATTGGTGGCGAGCGGCCTACGCAGACCCAGATAGACCGAGCGGTGGCTGCGGTCCGTCGTATCTGCGGGTGGCATGTCTGGCCTGTGAGAACCGAAACTATGCATGTTGATGGTTCAGGGGATCGGGATATCTTCTTACCTACGAAACACCTTGTGGGCCTAGAGGGGCTCACGATCAACGGTGAGGACATCAACATCGACGATGTGTCGTTCTCCGAGGACGGCATGGTTTACCGCAAGCAAGGGTTTCCCTGCGGGTTGCGGAACATCTCGGTGACGATCACCCACGGGTACGAGGAAGCACCAGAACTTGCTGGGGTTGTCCTGGAAATGGCATCTAGAGCAACCAGACCATCAGGAAATCTCAGTGTTGGTGGCATCAGTGTGGGTGCTTCTTCGGGGTTGACTCCGCAATCATCTGAATGGCGGATAGTTGACTTGTACAGGTTGGGGCCGCTGCCATGAGTTTGATTTTCAACCAGAGTATTTCGGTGCTTCGGCCGACCATTATGGATGACCCGTACTCACCTCAGGGCAGGAAAACGTGGGACAACCCTACGATCATTCCGTATGACTTTTTGGTGTCTATTCAGCCTCAGGGTACTTCGGGTACTTCGGAGAATGATGGCCGGATCGGTACTGTCACTGAACGATTTATGTTGTTCACTCAGCCTGGGCATGATATTGATCTCCAACCTGGTGATCGTGTTCGGGTGAGCGGCATGCTGGATTTGGATGTGGTAGGAAAACCAATGAGATGGCCTGACCCGTTTACCCAGCAGGTGCATCACGTGGAGGCTAGATTGGAGGCTATTCGTGGCTGATGTAGTCGTTGATATTGATGTTGATGACCTTTTCAAGCAAGTCATGGCCACCAACCAAGTGCAAGGCACGGTTCAGCAACGCGCTGCACGTATCGCTGCCCGCGCTAGGCAGATCACTCTAGCTGAAGGCGGCTCGGCGAACATCACTGTTGAGCAGTATCACATGGCTAATGGGCGTGCTTCTTACAATGTGGTTTCCGATTCCCCTGATGAGGAGTACGGTACAGCTGCTGGTGTACGTCTTCGTGCCCTTCGGCGAGCGGCTAGGGAGGTGAAGTGATGAACGAAAAAACTTGGCCTGACACCTTGAAGTTCGTCATTAACATGCTGTCGTCATGCATCCCTGGGGTGTGGGTGGCAGATCATCTTCCTGGCCCCGCGGAGTTGGATTCAAATCTTCCGGCTGTTGTAGTTGATCTTCTTCCTGGTGATGAGATCGTTGGGTGGGGTGGGGTTCCTGCTCCGCTTGGGGATCAGTTGGTACTGGATGTGGACGTGTTTGCTCCATCCAGGGCGGCTGCAGTGCCGTTGGCTACCCAGGTTCGGCAACTGTTGCATGGTTTGCCGAATTATGCGGGTTCGAATGTGAAGGCGGTGCATTGCCCATCGTTTTCTACGCGGCCGGACTATAACCCTCACATCCGCCGGTTAGGTGGAGAAGTGAAATTGCTTGTCACTGTTTAGTCGGTCTGTTTGTAAGCCCTCGCTCAAATTTGCGGGGGTTTTTCTATTGCTAACAATCTTTTGGAAGGAAAGTGATTATGGCTGAGCAAGCCACCCTGGAGGGGTTCGAGGCCGCAGCGTTGCGTGTCGGTGTAACTGGAGCCGTCCGAACCGCCAAGCTGGGTACAGAAGTCATGAAGGACTTCAGTAAGAAATACGACACTGATATCTATCTCAATCGTGGTTACCTGTCACCTGATGGCGTCGAGGTCAACTTTGATGAGGACACCAACGAGTTCATCCCATGGCAGGAAGCGGTAGCGATTCGCCGGGACATCACGAAGAGCGTGAAGACCGTTAAGATCACGCTTTGGCAGTTCACTAAAGACAATGCAGCCTGGTACTTCGGTGTACCTGGTGGCACGATCGAAGTGAACCCTGATGGTTCCTGGTATTTCGACGAGGGCAACCTGCCTGAGTTTGAGCACACCCAAACCGTTATCGACGTGGTTGATGGCGACAAGGCAATGAAACTAACCCTGTTCGACGCACAGGTAACTACCCGATCCGGTATGGTCTTCCGCCGTGAGGACGCTATTGGCCTGGAGCTGGAGCTGTCTTCCTACCCGGCTGGCAAGGAATATGCTTCCCAAAACCTGCAAGGCAAGACTGCTCGTTGGTTGTTCTCCAGCACGTGGGATGGTTCCGGTGCAGCAGGTGACACCAGCGAGTCTACTGACGGTGTGCAGCCACTAGCTGTGCAGACTGCAACGCTCCCTGCGGCCACCGCGCATGCGGAGCACACCCCACCCCGCGCCGCTAC